AAGTAAGTCCCGAATCAAGCAACTGATAGGAGAAGCCGTCAAAGAAGCAGACCTTCAAATTGACGAAATTTACAAGCAGGCCGTCCTGTCTGATTATATTCGGAACAAGGAGATATATGAAGCCGCAGGCGTTGAGTATCAGCCATACGAAGGCAATCAATGGTTACAGCAAGTTGTGGATGCAGCGCGCCGGCAGACTAAAGGCAGTTTGCGGACATTGGAAAACATCACACAGACTACTGGGTTTAATGTGATGATTGGGAATCAGCGCGTATTCACCCCGCTTTCCGAATACCTGGAGCGTAGCCTGGACAAGGCCATGATGGGAATTACCACCGGCGCTAAGACATACAGTCAGGCTATCGGTGAGGTGATTGACGAGATGACGGCCAGCGGCATCCGGACGGTAGACTATGCATCTGATAAATCTAATAAGCCTAATAAGTCAGATCGAATTGAGGTGGCAGCCAGAAGGGCGGTGATGACCGGCGTCGCCCAGATGACGAAGCAGGTCAGTGATAAGAACGCCGAGCAGCTGGGGACGGATCACTGGGAGGTGGACTGGCACATGGGAGCCAGAAACACAGGAACCGGCTACCGGAATCACCAGAGCTGGCAGGGAAAGGTGTATAGTACGGCTGAGATGCGCAGTGTCTGCGGGGAAGGAGAAATGCTTGGCTTCGCTGGGATTAACTGCTATCACATTAAATTTCCCTTCCTGCCGGGCATCAGCAAACGAAAGTACACGGATGAGTGGCTGGCCGAACAGAACCGGAAGGAGAATGAAAAGAAGACCTTCCGGGGCCGGGACTATGACACCTATGGAGCATTGCAGTACCAGAGGAGACTTGAAAGAACCATCCGGAAGCAGAAGCAGGACGTGGAACTCCTGGAGAAGGCGGGAGCTGATAAGGATGATATAACGGCTGCCAAGTGTCGGTTGAGACTGACCAATAAGGCTTATGTGGATTTCTCTAAGGAGATGGACCTGCGGCAACAGAGGGAGCGGCTGAGGATTTCAAAGTAAAAAGTTGCGATATCGCAACGGAAAGGGAATTGACATGAAAGCTAATATTCTAGGGGTAGCGTACGACGTACTGCTTGATGTGGATGAAAAAGATGACACAAAATTAAAAAGGGCAGATGGGTACATGGACCATACCACAAAGAAAATTGTTGTTGCAAAGATGGAACAGGATGATGATAGTCTTGGAGACTTGAATGTATATGCAAAGAAAGTCTTACGGCATGAAATTATCCACGCTTTTCTTGCGGAAAGCGGGCTGCGTGAGAACAGTGGAAGTGTAAAAAGCTGGGCACAGAATGAAGAAATAGTAGACTGGATAGCCATTCAAGCACCAAAGCTTCTTAAAGTATTTCAGGAATGTAATTGTATTTAAATGTGAAAGCACAGCGAAAGGAGAAGATAAAATGAAGCGATTGTTTATTTCACAACCTATGAGAGGTAAGACAGATGAACAGATTATGGCTGAGAGGGAAAAAGCGATTCAGAAAGCAAAGGAATATTTGGGAGAAGAGATAGAGGTAATTGACACATTCTATACAGATTTTTCCAAGGATGCAAAGCCGCTTGAATATCTTGCCAGAAGCATCAAAGATTTATCATCTGCTGATACTGCCTATTTTGTACAAGGATGGAGTGAATTTAGAGGGTGCAAGATTGAGCATACCTGTGCAGTGGAATATGGCATTGATAGAATTGAGGAGTAGACACGCAGGAATACTTGACGTGTTATTTTTATACCTAAAATGGCCCGGCACGGCGTAAAACTACCGACGCAAGGGATGCGACCCCGTAAAAAAGCGTAGCGAGAAAGGAGCAGTATGAAACGTAAATTTTTAGAGGAGATGGGCCTGACAAAAGAGCAGGTAGATAGCATTATGGCGGAGAACGGCAGTGACATTGAAGCAGCTAAGGGAGAAGTGGAGACGGTAAAGGCCGAGTTAGAACAGACGAAGACACAGCTCCAGGAAGCAAACACCACCATTGACGGATTTAAGGATTACGACCAGGTAAAGGCCCAGGTCGAAGAGTACAAGACGGAGTATGAGCGGTCAAAAGTAGAGTATGAAACAAAGATTACAGACATGCAGTTTGGTGCAGCCCTGGAGTCTGCCATTACTGCCGCCGGCGGCCGTAATGCAAAAGCCGTTAAGGCCCTATTGGATGTGGACGCCTTGAAAGCATCCAAAAACCAGGAGGCCGATATAAAGGCAGCTATCGAGGCGTGTCAGAAAGATAACGGCTATCTTTTCGGAGCTACAGAACCGATTAACAATCCGATAGGCCCGACCCAGGGCGCGGCGCTGGGCATCACAAAAGAGCAGTTTAAGACAATGGGCTATAAAGAAAGACTGGAACTGAAACAGAACAGTCCAGAAAAATATGCAGAACTGAAAGGAGATAATTAATTATGCCAGGTATGATTTTTGGAATTCCGTTTGACGAGGAATTATTTTTAGACATGTGGAATGAAGCGCCGGATCCGCACTATACCGCTATGATCCAGTCCGGCGCGGTCGTGGAGGATTCGACGATTGCGGGCATGATCCAGAACCATGGAAACATTTATACGATTCCCTTCTACAACACTTTAGAGGGAGAAGATCTGAACTACGATGGCCAGACGGATATCACCGTCGAGGAAGTGGGCGGCGGTTCCCAGACCGGCGTTGTTTATGGCCGTGCAAAGGGCTTCTTCGCCCGCAACTTTACGGCCGAGCTTTCCGGTGCCGATCCGATGGGCCACATCGTTTCTTCGGTCGCTCGGTACTGGCAGAAACGCCGGCAGATGCGATTAATTGGAATTTCGGATGCAATATTCGGCATCACGGGAGCAAGTGGCTATGCCAAGAAGTGGGCGGACAGTCATACACTGGAGCTGACTTCGACTACAGCAGAGGCAAGAAAGATTAGAGAGACCGACCTGAATGACCTGGCTACAGAGGCATGCGGTGACCACAAGGATCAGTTTGGACTTGCCATTATGCACTCGAATGTGGCGAAGACTCTGGAAAACCTCCAGCTGCTTGAGTTTTGGAAACAGACGGATGCCAATGGAATCCAGCGGCCGATGGCTCTCGGCTCCGCGAACGGATACACAGTTATTGTGGATGACGGTGTTCCGGTGACGAAAGTCGGCGGTGATGGGCCCAATAAGGACCTGGCGAAGTATACCACTTACCTGTTTGGAAACGGTGTTATCCGTACGGCAAGAGGCCGGGTTGATGTTCCGATTGAGACGGTAAGGGAGGCCAAGAAGAATGGAGGCCAGGATGAACTGATTACCCGTATGAGAGAGACAATCCATCCGAATGGGTTTAGCTTTAAAATTCCTACCACTGGATGGACCGAATCACCGACGGATGCGCAGCTGTTCGCTAAGGCAAACTGGGATATCAAATTTGACCCGAAAGCCCTGCCGATTGCCAGACTAATCACAAACGGCTGATAAGGAGGCGGAGCTGATGGTATACGCAGACGAAACGTTTTACACAGAGAAATATCTCCTGGGGCGAAAGCCTGTCATCAGCACCGGCTTCCCATTTTACGCCCGTCAGGCCAGCCAGCTGATTGACCAGTACACATTCAACCGCCTGAAAGATGCGTCAGAGGCTTCGGAAGAAGTGCAGATGTGTTGTTGCGAACTGGCCGAGGCGGAATGCCGGCGGGAGAAACAGCAGAAAGATTCTGGCGGGAAGACTGCCGAGAGGATTGGAACCTACTCTGTCAGTTTCGGCTCCGCCCAGGAGTTGGCTGCAGCTTCCGGCCGGGAACAGCGGGAAATCATCATGAAGTGGCTGGCTGATACCGGTCTGTGCTATCAGGGGGTGTGAAATGTATACGAATGCAGACTGTACGCTGTACCTGTACAGCAAGGAAGGCAAGGCCGAGAAGTACACCAGGTTTCCGGTCGAGGAAGTGTACTGGGAGGACGTGGAACAAGCCACTTTCCTAAAGACCGGACAGCGAAATGCCTGCTCCGTACTTCTGGTTATCCCTCTGGAAAGCCTGTCTGAGCCGGTTAATTTCACGAGGGGAAAAGACCTTGCTGTCAAGGGCATTGTTACGGACGAGATTGACTGTAGCAGCCAGGAGACCATGTCAAAGTCTCTGGCTGCCCTAAAAGCAGCGCATGAGCTGCTAACGGTAACTACGGTGGATGAGCGGTTGTATGGCAGCGAGTCGATGCAGCATTATGAGCTGTCCTGTAA